CGCGCCTTGATGATGACGCCGACGCCCAGCGGGTTGAGATGCGTCCACAGGTCCTCGGCAATGTCGTTGGTCATTCGCTCTTGGACTTGGAGACGTCGACTATGAAGGTCAACGAGCCGTGAAAGCTTGGACAGACCCACAATTCGGCCGTTGGGGATATACGCAACCGTTGCGGTTCCAAAGATCGGAGCAAGGTGGTGCTCGCAATGCGAATACACCGGGATATCCTTGACCATGACCATCTCGTCATAATGTTCGCCTCCATCCTCGAATACCTTGAGGACATCAGCCGCGGTCTTGTCATACCCCGATGTCCAGAACTCCCACGCCTTCGCCACACGGTCGGGCGTTTCGATCAGGCCCCCGCGCTCGGGATTCGGGTCAACCGCATTGAGCAGCTGCCGGATCACGAGCGACAGGTTGTTGACTTTACCCAGGTCGTTCTTCACGCGAGATCCTCCACGGTCAGAGGCGCGTAGAAGGACGCGCTGTTCGCCCCGTGCTCGCGCACCGTGACGTGATGGACACGCACCCGCGGCGCGTAGCCGTTGTCCTTCAACCACACCTCGGTGTAGTTGTAGATCAGGGCCGCGAAGGCTTCGCAGCCAGTCGCAGGCACGACCACGATCTGCGCGAGGCCGAGGACCTCCAACGCCGTGAGGGCCGCAAGGTTCGGGTCGTCTTCTGCCACGAGCAGCTTGTGGTCGAACGTCTGTTCCAGCATGCCCTTGAACGACTTGAGCGAACCGAAGTCAACGACCCAGTGGCGAATGTCCAGCTCGTCGGCCTCGAACACAACGTGGACCGACAGGGCGTAACCGTGCAGGAAGCGGCAATGCGATTGCGCGCGCCATTGACGGAAACAGGACGAAAGGCCGATCTCATGGCCATATGTTTTGGTTGAGCGGTAGGGCATCACGAAAAATCCTTTGCAAGGAACCGCTCGTAGCCTGCGGCCCTGATCTGACACGCGGGGCACTCGCCGCAGCCGTAACCCCAAGAGTGACGCACCCGGCGGTCACCCTCATAACAAGTATGGCTGTTTTCCAGCACGAAGTCAAGCCCGCCGAGGTTGTCGGCCAGCTGGAAGGTCTGTGCTTTGTTCAGCCACATGAGCGGGGCGTGGATCGCGATCTGCGAGTTCGACCCCAGGTTGAGCGCGTCGGTCAACGCGGCGATGAAGTCGGAACGACAATCGGGGTAGCCCGAATAGTCGGTCTGACAGACGCCCGTGACCAAGTGACGCGCGCCCGTCGCCTGCGCCCAAGCATGGGCCGCGGTCAGCAGCATCGCGTTGCGGTTGGGGACGTAGGAGGCCGGCAGCTCGGGGTGCAGGGCGTGCGCCTGCTTCACGTCGCCGTCACCGACAAGGGCCGAGAGCGACACCTGCGAGATGTGGCCCATGTCAACAACCTTGTGCTTGATGCCAAGCTCACGACAGACCATCTTGGCGCAGATCAGCTCGACCTTGTGCCGTTGCCCGTAGTCGAAGGTGATCGCCTCGACCCCGTCTCCGAACATGTCGAGCGCCCACAGCAAACAGGTCACGCTGTCCTGCCCACCCGACAAGACGACGAGCGCCTTGCCCTTGTTGTTTTCCAGATGTCCGGAAAGAAGTTCTTCGTTGTCCATCGTGCTTACTCCAGGTTGAAGATCTTGTGCATCTGCACCCCGGCGATGTAGCCGAACTGCATTGCTGCCTTGGCGACGGCCTCGGCGTTGCGTTGATTGATCCACGGGTCCTTGTTGTCCATCGGGTTCAGAAAGACAGGACCCTTGAACCCCTGCGGCGGTCGTGCGATGCGCGGGGTCGCCTTGTGGCCGAGCGCCAATGTGGGCAACCCATCGTCAACGTCCTGGTGCTTGCGCTCGAGAACGTATTTGAAAGCCATGGCATAGTCGCGCCAGGACTCGTGGATGCGGCTTGTCTTGGGGCTGACCACAACGCCGACGAAGCCCATGGTGACCAGTTGTTTCACCTGGTCGCAGGCTTCAAACACGCCGTTGGTTTCGATCTGAACGCGGAACCCCTCGTCTGCCAGGTCCTGACACAGGGGGCCGAGGCGTTGACGGAACGGTTCCCCGCCCGTTATGACGATTAGCGGTCGATCAATCCAATCGACCTCCTGCTCGTTGCAGAGCTGGTCGATGCGCTCGATGATCGTCTCCGGGTCGAGCAGCTCGCGCGTTGACGTGTATTCCGTATCACATCCCGGACACATGAGATTGCAGCCCGCAAGGCGAATGAACACCGCGCGCTGTCCGGAAAACGGGCCTTCGCCCTGCAATGTGAAGAACAGGCTGTGAAGCTCGACACGACCGCGGGGGTCGTCAAAACGCTTCTCGACAGGCTGGGTGTTGAGTATCATAGTCGCTCCTTGTTTCAACGTGTCGCGTGACACGCTAACGGGGTAAGGGCTGAAAGGGTTGCCCCCACCGCCGGGTCAAAGCGGTGGGAGCTATCAGGCCGACGCTACGCCGCAGCGTNCTGCGCCTGATTACTGGGCCGCGGCAGCGGCAGCAGCTTCTTCGGCCTTCGCCTTGGCGGCGGCTTCCTTCTCGGCCTTCTTCGTGGCCGCAGCAGCTTCCTTCTCGGCCTTGGCAGCAGCCTTCGCTTCTTCCTTGGCCTTCTTCTCGGCCTCTTTCGCGGCCTTCTGTTCGGCGGCGGCCGAGGACTCGGCGGCCTTCTCGTCGGCCCGCAGCTTCTTCAGAACCTCGGCGACCTTGTGGAACCCGCACCAGCGCGAATACTGGGTGGACATCGTGCCGGGCATCGCATCGGGGACGCGGGCCTTGTAGGCTTCGATGACTTCATCCCGCTTCGCGGGCCGGGCCAGCTTGGCCGACAGCTCGTCAGCGACGTCCCACACAAGGCCGGTCTTCGTGCCAGCGATCGGACGGGTGAAGCCGTTCTGGCGAACGCGCTGCACGGTCACGGGAGCCGGGGCCGGTTCGGCCGGGGGCGCAGGGGGCGCAGGGGNGCAGGGGGAGCCACGGGGGCCGCGCCGGTTTCATCGGAAGGGGCGAAGCAAACACCGGCGAGGGCCAGCGATGCGAGGGTCGAGGTCAGGAACAGTCGTTTCATTTTGCTCTCCAGCGATTGATGTGGTGACGTTTCGTTGTTACCGTGTATTGAACATAAGGCACTGCTCGTCGGGCGTCAACACCATTTTGCCCGAATTAAGACTACATCCCGTTATTTTTTCGCCAACGGTACACTTGTGCGTTTGCCGTGTTCGGCGTCACGCCTGCCGCGATTGCGCGCTCCACAGCCACCTTGCGGTCGAATTGACCGGCCTTGTGCATATCGTCGCACATGCCATGGACGAAGGCGACAGGGGAGCCCGTAAACGTCGAGCGCGCCCGGAGGCTTGCGTCGTGCCGTGCGCTGATGCCACTCGGTGCGTCGTCATCGTCACGCCCGGCCCTGTCAGCTTCCCACAGTGACGGGGTCTGCGGTTCGACAATGAACTCGGCAGGGGGCTTCTCGTGTGGCTCGAGTTCGTCAAGCCGGCAGCTGATGCGGATGAGTGGCTTCATCCCGCGTTGACCAACATGGGTGACAAACCCGATAGGGTTGCGGGGATATTCGCGCACCATGTAATCTTCGGCCCACAATGCAGCCCAGTCGGCTGCTGCCCCCTCGGTCACCGTGACGTAGTGACCCTTGGCTGGATCGTGCAGCGTGTCAAACTTGGTCAAGCCGCGCTTCAACGCCGCGTCAATCGCCTGCCATCGTCCTGGGTAATGTTGCATGTTCGCCTCCATTTGAATTGACGTTACACCAGCGCGGTGCAAACGTCAACACTCAAAATGGTATTTCATCTTCCCAGTCAGGACATCCCACCACAATCACCCGACAGGGGGGCTTGGCGGTGTAGACCTTGCAGATCTCGGCGTTGTGGTCGTATTGCGCGCAGTTGGCACAATGCCGCGTCATGTTGTCGAGCAGCGGGACCATTGCGTCGGCCAGGACCTGCGCTGCCCGATGAATCTCATGGCGGCGAAAGTCAGACGTGTTCTTGTATGGTCCCGGCTTGATTGCTTTAGAAGACATGTCCCATCACCTCTGGGTATTTCTTGTTGATCCAAACTCGTATTTGACGGGGCACAGCCAGCTCGTCCGACAACTCGACCGCTTCCTCGGGCGTCTCGGGCACTTCAATGTCGGCGCGTTCTTCCCACCAAGCCTTGCCCTTGTGTTTCACCCCGGTCTCATGCCATGCAGGGACCCACTCGCTGAACGCGCGAAGCCCGCAATGGTATGTAACCTTCATAGACTTCGACCCGCCTGCCTTGTCGTGAACGGCATAGACAACCTTGTCAACGTCAAAGGTTTCAACCTGCGGGCCGTCATCGTGCGGCTCCTCAACCTTCTTGCGCTTGATAAGTTCGTTGGTCGAGGCGTTGCTTTCGATCTTCGGGCGGAAGATGAACTCGGCCCCACACTCGCAGCAATTCCGCGCTGACGTGTGGTTATACGCCCCGCACCCTGTCACACGCCACACGCCGGTAAAGTCCCGCTCGTAGTATTCGTGGAAGGATCGCCATTGCGTTTCGTTGATGGCTGATTGCTTCGGTTCGTGATTGTGCATCTTCTCACGCTCACAGAACTTCACAGGCGGGGGTCCCCCACCCTTGCCCTTGCGCTTGGGGATCACAGGATCGTTGATCGGACCAAGCCGCATCGTGTTGCCTGCAAAGTCCAGGACGAGGCAATTTTGCTTGACGCTGTTGGCGATTGCAGCAAGCCGCCCCTCGGTCGTGTTGAGGTCAAACCCGCTTGCGTAGAAGGGCCGCGTGCCACGACCAAGCATCTGAACCCACAGCCCCGGACTGTTACTCGGGCGCAGCATCACGATACAGTCAATCTCGGCATCGTCGTAACCTGTGGTCAAGACGTTGTTGTTGACCATCCATCGTGCGGCCCCTGAGCGATGCGCTGCAAGGGCTGCATCCCGTTCCTTGTCGCCCATCTTGGAATGAACGCACACCGCGGATTCCCCGAGCAATCGCAGCGCGTCTGTGACGTGTTCAGTGTGATCGACGCCCGTAGTAAAAACCAGGATACGTCTGCGGCCGTGGGCGAGTTCGAGCGCCTCGCGCAACGCGGCTTCTGTGATCTCTGCTTTGTCAACGGCGCGTTGCAAATCCTTATCAATGAACTCACCCCCGCGCTTCTTCACGTCCGACACGTCCAGCTCCGTCTTGGTCGGGTCGCGGGATCAGGGGCGACAAGAACCCCTCGTCAAAGAACCAGTTGAAGGCGTCCAGCGTCGTCATATCGCAGGCAATATCTGTGAAGATGCCGCCTTCGGTTATCATGCCCAAGCCGAGGCGATAGGGGGTCGCTGACAGCCCGATGACCCGCAGGTTCGGGTTGATCGCTTTCAGGTCGGCAATAAACTTTTGGTATGACGTGTCATCGTTTGGACTGACGGTGTGGCATTCGTCAATGATGATGATGTCCACATGTCCGAACATGGGCGCGAGATTGACGACCGATTGGATGCCGGCAAACGTAATCGGGTAGTAGGATTGCCGTGACTTGAGGCCCACCGAATAGATGCCAAGCGGGGCCTGCGGCCACATGGTATGCAGCTTGTCGGCGTTCTGAGCGATCAGCTCTTTGACGTGGGTTAGCATCATTATGCGCTGGGTCGGCCAGGTGGACATGACCTGCCAAATGAACCCGCCGATGACGATTGACTTGCCTGTCCCCGTTGGCATCACGATGACCGGGTTGCCATCGCGTTTCGTTCCGAAGAACGAGAACAGGCTGCCGATGGCAAACTCTTGATACGGCCGAGGGCGCATGGTCACTCCTTGATGCTGCTGTGTTCGGCACAGCCGGCTTTCGTGTGTTCATACGGTATCACACTTTGCCACTTAGCGCAATACCATTCCCTGCCCTCAATGGGTTTGCTGAACGCGCAGGACCGACACGTCTTCTCCATCGGCTCCCCCATGTGACACACACCCCGATGGTCGCAGAAGCGACATTTGAACCAAGACGGGGAGCTGTTGATCCGCATTGGCGGGAGCGGGCTGTTGATAACGTCACGCGCCTTGCCGATCAGCCCCGCGCATATCATCGGCGCAGCCTCAATCCAGAAACACTTGATCTCGTCGGTGTTCTTGTTGACCGCCATATACAGGCCCAGCTTGATGCCGCGCTTGCCCATGTAGACTTGCATCTGCTGGTAGTGCGCGGGCTTCGCCGCAGCCAGACCCTTGCTCACCAGCTCGTCAAAGGACTTCTGCCCGTGGGTTTTGTATTCACCCAGGACAGGGTCGCGGGGTGTCAGCCCGAACCGATCAACGCCGGGCACGTTGTAAAGGATCGAGTCCATCGACCCGCCGAAGTGCCCTTCCACGTCTTTGATGCGCCATTGCTCGGCCTTGACCCCGCGTGTCGCAGCGCGGTGAATGTGGGCATCATCGTCCGACACGTCATCCACGTCCGGCGGGAACTCCACGTCCCAGTCAAACAGGACATAGCTGTCTGAACCATCGTGATAGCAGAGGCGCTGGGAATGCGCCCGCACGTCAACCCCGATGCTTTTCAGGTAGCCGATAAAGCGTTCTTCCTCGCGGTGGCCGCGATTGAACAAGCGCACCAATGACGCCTTGTGCCTCGCTCGTGTCGCCCATCGAAAGGTATACCATAGGGCGCGGGAACATTCATCACCGATTGATGATGCCCCCAAATGCCGACGAAACCCGTCTTCCTGGGTTGCGGTTATTTGCGCGTCAATCAGCGCAAGGATTTCGTCTGCTGCATGAACTGTCATCTTTGACCCCTGTTGATGGGAGGGGGCGCGGACGCCCCNTCGGTTGATCGTTACGCGAAGTATTCTTCCTTGCGGGTCGGCGCCCGATACCAGAAGAAGATGACAGCCGCGGCGATCAGCTTGGCAATGACCATCAGGGCGAAGGTGCCGACCGTCAACCCGTCAATCAGGAACAGGAACACAGCCGTGTCCACAGGGGTCGAGATCAGGGACGACAGCATGACGCGCTTGTGGAACGGCTTCTTGGTGATCGTGTAAAGCAGCCAGTCCGTGATCTCGGACAGGGCGAACGCGACGACCGAGGCCACAGCCACAAAGGGGTCGGCGAGCAGGAACGTCAGCACAGCCGCCAACGCCATCGCCACCAGGACGTAGTGCCCGGACTCGCGCTGTGCGAAGTCACGCACCACGAAGACCACGCCTGCAAGCACGGCCATCGGCGAGATCAGGCCGATTGCGGTGGGAATCATCGGGACATAGCTGAACCCGAAGTTCAGGAGCAGGATCGTGATGACGTAGAGCGCCATATAGGGGTGAAAGAGTTTTTCCATGGTTTGCAGTTTCCTTGCATGTTGATCCCGGAACAGGAACTGGGCGGCGTCGGGATCGACCACCGCCCAGCATCTCGATCATGCGGCGGGCAGGGCCGTCGCCTCGTCTTTCGTCACCGCGTCAAACGTGAACGCGGGCTGGACCGAATCCACAAGGAACCCGCCGATCTTCTCGGCCTCTTCCAGGAGCTTCGCCGCCTGCGGATCAGCCGAGCGCAACGCTGCGAACCGTTCCGTCTGAACGCGCTGGGCTTCGCGCCGCTCGATCTCGGCCGAGATTTCGGCCAGCCGCGCCTTGCATTGCTGCCGCTCTTTGTAGCGCCGGTCGTCAATCGTGCAGACGACCTCTTTCGTCGCCTTGATGGCGTCATGCCCTGCTGTGGACACGACAGTCACCGCAACGTAGCCGTTGAACGGGGATTCCACGATGACGCGGTCGCCGGGCTGGACGTTGTAGTCGCAGAAATACGCATACGTCCGATCCTGGTTGTTGCCGTAGCCTGCGTCTTTCGGGCCGTCAAACTTGACAAGAATCACACTCATTTGCTTCTCCATCGCTTGTGTGTTTCGATGCCCCTTTATGCCACGGGGTGACACCGGGCGCAAGCAAAAAGCGCGCCCGGTGATCTTCTTGTCAGCCCGCCGGCTGTGCCCACGGGGGAGCAGCCCCGCCCGGTGCACCAGCAGGGGCCGCAGCCGCCCACGGGGGAGCCGCACCAGCCGCAGGGGCCGCAGGCGTCGCAGGGGCCGCAGGCGTCGCAGCAGCCGGGGGTTGTTCAGCCGCCCACGGGGCCGCAGCAGCCGGGGCCGGTGCGGGCGTCGGGGCGGGTGCGGGGGCAGGGGCCGCAGCCTTCGGCGCAGGGGTCCACGCGCCGTTGATCCACCACTGTTCCTCGGGCGTGCCAGCCGCGTGGATGTGCGTCGGATCGGTCGGACGTTGCGGCCCCGTCGCCACAGGCGCGGGTGCAGCAGGCGCGGGGGTCGGGGCCGTGGGTGCAGCCGGGGCCGCAGGTGCAGCAGGCGCCGCCCCAGCTTGACCGCCCGCAACCTGCCCGATCTGGTCAGCCGCGATGCCCTGCATGTTCCGGTATTCGGAGATCTCGTTGTTGAACTTCGTCGGATCGTCCGTCCGCGGTTTCTTGACGACCATCACCTTGAACGGGATGCCATGCAGTTGCTGCGTGTCCTGGAGGTGCATGACCCCCGTCACACGACAGATCGCCGACAGCTGCGCCTTGCCGATTTCCTCGGCGGTCGAGTTGTCGTTTTCCCAGTTGACCCGGTCGATCAGGGTGGCGCCCGAATGTTCGCCCGCCGCGATGCGATAGTTGAACTGGAAATAGGACCCGCGCTGCGCCGTGCCTGCGGCCTTCGCCTTGGTCGGTTTCAATTCGGAGCCCGAGATCATCACGGTGTATTCCCCCGTCTCAAAGACGGCGAAAGCCCCTTGGGGTGCGACCTGGGCCGCGTTGAAGTTAAGCTGAACCATGGTGTTCTCCTATCAGCTGGTTGCAGTGATCTTCTTGATGATGTTGCCAAGATCGGGATACTCGATGGCATCCAGTCGGCCGGACCTGTCCTTGGCATCGTTGGAGAAGTCCGGTTGCGTCCGCAGGAAACGATAGTCCTTCTGCGTTGCGGGGTCTTTGCCGATGTCCAGGTGGAAGACTTCGTCAAAATGATATGGAAGGCTCGGCCCGAGTTTCGTGCCGGGCATAAACGGCCCGTTGAGCACGATGCCCGTCTGCTCGTCCTTGATGGCTTCTTGCTTGGCCGACACATAGACGTGGAAGCCCGGCAGGTCGCGGAACGCGCGGATCGTCGCCGACACCTGGTCGATCAACAGCCCGTAAGCCTGCCGCGGGTCGATCAGCTTGCCGTTGACCTTCTGCGCCTTCGCGTTGGTCAGCACGACCTCACCGATCTCCGAGATGGAGTCGATGCAGATGGTCTGGAATTGCTTCGCCTCGGCCGACGATTGCGCCCAGTTGAACACCTCGGTCAGGTCGTCAACGGTCTTGATCTCGACATAGGGCAGCTGGTACCTGCTCAGGGCGAGCAGGCCCGATTCCGCAGACAGGATGATCGGATTCGGACAGGTCGCGCAGAGCGTCGTTTTGCCCCGGCCCGCCTTTCCGTAAACGAGCATCTTGACCCCGTTTGCGGCCCCGATGCCATAGGTGGATTTGATCTGCACTACTTGCCCTCCAGCATTGTTTCCAGGTGTTCTTCGATCTCGACCAGCGCGTCCTCGACCACCTCGCCATTGGCCTTGGTCAGTTCGCGGGGCAGGGTTTCCCAAGCCTGCCGAATGGCGACGAGCTTGGTTTTCATCGTCTTGAGGTTCGCGGTNGTGTCGCCGTCATCCTCGTCTGCGTTCCCGCGCATGTGGTCACGCAATGCAACGACCGTTGCCCACACGCGGTCCGCGTTCAACAGGGCGTCCAGCTCGTCCACGCTGTAGGGCTCGGCCGTGTGACCCTTGGTCGTCGGGCTGGCCGTCAACAGGGATTCAATGCCCATTGATCTTGCCCCCTTTGAGCGGGGGTCGATGCAAGGCGATGACCGTGAACTTCGGTCCGTCAAGCCCTACCATCAGGGTCGTTTCCTTTGTCGCCTCGAGCACGTCACGAAGGTCGACCTCCATTTTCATGCCGGGGCTGATGCACACCAGATACTGAAAGACACGCAACATGAATGCCGCGTGCTGTGATGCGTCCATGTCCCCGTGGGTGGGGGTAACCTTGCCCGTGAAAGGGCTGCTCGTCTCGGACATTCGTCGCTCCTGTTGCAGCCCCCACCCTATCACGGGCAGGGGCGATGGTCAATCGTCTTGAAGATCACCGCTTGGGGAGTTTCACTTCGAGCGCGGGGGTCGCCGGGCGTTCTCCGTGACCGCGTCGGCGATCAGCTTCTTGTCCTCGGGCGAAAGGCCCTTGTACTCTTTCAGGTTCAGCTCGGGCTTGTAACGGAACACCCGTTCAGCCAGAGCCCGCGTCGTTGTCGCCTTTCATCAGGGCCGACACCACCGCGTCATCGACCGAGCGGTTGATCTTGTAGTCGCCTTGCAAGATCCAGCCTTCGGACAGGTCCTTCTTGTTCTGCGCCGACCCCTCGGTCGGGGTTGGGGAACGAGCGCGCAAACAACGCCTTGCGGAGCTCGAGTTCGCGCACCTTCACAGCCGACAGCTGTTGGTCAACGCGATACCACACCATGGTCAGTGTCGCGTCGTCCATCGCCTCAATCGGGGTCGTCATATCAACAAAGTCAGTCATCGTGCTTCTCCATGTTTCCTGTCATCATCATGCCACGGAAGTGGTCGGGGGTCAATCCCCCGAACCAATCCGAAGAGACGACCCGCCACCCGTTTGGCGATGCAATGACACGCGACCCGCTGCGGCTTGTGCGACCGCGTTGGTTGACGTGCCACGGCCCTTGCTCGAGCGCAGGGTGCCAAACTCGCTTTCCAGGTATTGCGTCAACGCCGTGCCACGAATGGCGAGCGCGTTCTTTGCCGACACCGTGCGGGCGAGGGGGTTCTTGACCCGCTCTTTCTCGTTCATCTCGGCCAGCCGATGGACGAGGGCGTTGGCAACGCGACGGATCGCTGCCTCGGCAGGCAAGCCCATGTTCTTTGCTTCCTTGCGGCCTTCGGCGCGAACCTGTTCCACAATGAAAGGATACATCAGTTCGGTCGTCATGCGGGCCGATTCTGCGCCGCAGACATTCGTGTCGAAGTATTTGCCGCGGAACGTGCGAACCGTTGTCGCCCCGTAGAAAACCGCAACCTGATTGAGCAGGTGACGCATCCAGGTCGGGGACGAGATGGTGCCTGTCAGGCCGACATAACGGCCCATCGGATCGTCTTGGCCGAGGTCGTCAAGGTCGATCTGATGCTTTTCCATCATCTCGTGCGCCTTCGCCAGGAAGATCGCGGCTTCTTCTTCGTTGTCGGTGCCGTTTCGCCTTTGCAAGGATCTTGCTGATCTTGTCTTTGATGCTGTTGCTCA